AGTACGATTAGTTAAATTCAACCCAAGATCATCAATAGAATGAATCTCTTGAATTTGGTTCTTCACTGTAATAGGATCAGTAGACTGAATGTTTCCGTCTACTTTATTCACCTTTACATTAAATGAAGTCTCAGTTAATCTAACAGTAATATTGTTTAAATCTGTCATGTCTTAGTGACCTGTGGATAAACGGTCACAATCCCTTCTACAATTCTGCTCTTTACGCCAGTGGTTGAGGTTAGTTCGCAATCATATACATATCTACCGGGACTGATTGAATTTGAGTTGCTTGAACTTAAAGATAGTGTTACTGCACCATCAGCTACTGTCACACCAAAATCATAAGCAGTGAGAGATGTATAATGCTTACGAAACTGTGCCTTACCAGTATATCCAGTGAGAACTATAGGCGCATTGTTTGCATCAGTTACGTTAACTGTGACCCTGAAGTCAGTACCCTGATCAATATTGATGTTACTTTTAGTAGCCATTTTTACTCTCTTATACTTGTTTAAAGTATTTATACACCGTTAGGATATTTATCTTTAATTTCATCCATGATATTTAAGAGTGCTTGAAAACAGGCTCTGGCTTCTTCTGTGATGTCGTCTCTTGTTCTGTAAGTTTGAAGTACTGCGATTGAAGCTTTACGATCATCCCATTCGAGATGTTTGGTTGGGAAACCTTCTAGGCGACGGCGCATAATCTCACCGCCCATGAGATGTGCGCCTGTTAGAACGTAAACAGCACCATCAATAGCCTTTTCATTGTCAAGTGTCTTGATATAGTCCTGTGCTGCTTTAAGTTCACCAACATACACATCCATGCATGACATGTCTTCAAGAATCTGATACGATCTTAATATTTCATTTGGAACATGAAGATCGATTACATTATGAATTTGAAATAGTGCTCTAAGCCATGCAGCATACCACACACGAGGAGGTTTGCCTGTTGCCATTGCACCCCCTACTTCATGTGCTTCACATGCGTGATGAAGGTCTCTCGTTTCTTCCCAAAGGGGTTTCACTGCTGTCATGGTGTGTTGTCCGGTCTATCGCCAGATATTGACCATCCTATACCTGTCAAATAATTTCTAGCAGCAGTTGCAGTTCTATAATCAGCACTTTCATTTGGATCAACATAGCTTGTTTTGTAAAACCTATCTGTTGAAATACTAACATATGGTGGCTTGCCACCAACAGCAGAAGCTTTATTTGCAAATGATATTAAAAGTTTGGCATAATTGGTATTGCTTACTGCGGTACCACTTAGTAAATTAGAAAGACTCAATTGTGATGTTATTTCTGTATTTAACGACCAATTTGAAATATCTTGACTGAATGATTTGGCATTATTAAACATTGAAGCAAAACTATTTACATTTGATACATTCCAAGATGAAAGGTTTTGATTAAATGAAAAAGCAGAAACAAACATTTGTTCCATACTAGTAACATTACTAGTATTCCAAGTAGAAATGTTTCCGTTAAATGCTCCTGCAACGTAGAACATATACGTCATGTCAGTAACTTTTGATGTATCCCAAGTAGAAACATTACCATTAAATGTGTTTGCACCCCAGAACATTGATCTCATTGATGTCACATTAGCAGTATTCCATTTAGTCAAATCTAAATTGTCAATTTTAGGTGCGTATCCAGTTGATGAAAATCCTTGGAACATACCAATCATATTGGTAACTTTTGATGTATTCCAAGTAGAAATATTACCATTAAATGAGTTTGCATTATAAAACATTTGCTGCATGTTAACAACATTACCAGTATTCCAAGTAGAAATGTTTCCGTTAAATTTAAACGCAGCGGAAAACATACTCTGCATAGTGGTAACATTACCAGTATTCCAAGTAGAAATGTTGCTATTAAATTGAGAATTTCCAATGGTAGAACTACTTGCACCACCATTAAACATACTTGCCATAGTGGTAACATTACCAGTATTCCAAGTAGAAATGTTTCCGTTAAATAGTCTTGCGGAAGAAAACATAGATGACATGTTATTTGCTTTTGATGTATCCCAAGATTCAAGATTTTGATTAAATGCATAAGCAGAATTAAACATACTCTGCATATTAGTAACATTACCAGTATTCCAAGTAGAAATATTACCATTTCCTGTAAATGCACGAGCATTATATAACATCAAATACATATCATTTACTTTTGATGTATCAGTAAAATATAAGTTTTGATTGAATGCAGTAGCACCACTAAACATACTCTGCATAGTGGTAACATTACCAGTGTTCCAATTTAATGAATCATTAAATTTTGATGCATTATTAAACATACTAATCATATTGGTAACTTTTGATGTATTCCAAGTAGAAATATTACCATTAAATGAGTTTGCACCTTGGAACATATTTGTCATAATGGTAACATTACCAGTATTCCAATTAGATACGTTATTGTTAAATGAATATGCACCTTGGAACATATTTGTCATAATGGTAACATTACCAGTATTCCATGTAGATACGTTATTGTTAAATGAGTTTGCACCTTGGAACATACCAATCATAGTGGTAACACTACCAGTATTCCAAGTAGAAACATTACCATTGAATGCACGAGCATTATAGAACATATACGACATGTCAGTAACTTTTGATGTGTTCCACTGATCAAGATTTTGATTAAATTTATTAGCATTATAAAATATTTGATACATATTAGTAACACTACCAGTGTTCCAAGACGAAATGTTTTGGTTGAAAGAATTTGCATTTCTAAACATATAAGAAATGTTGGTAACTTTTGATGTGTCCCAAGTAGAGATATTACTATTAAAGTTAATTGCTCCATCAAAAGTTTGTTGCATATTAATAACACTACCAGTGTTCCAAGACGAAATGTTTCCATTAAATAATTGAGCATTATTGAATGCGCTATTTAAACGGTCTACGCTGGAAGTATCCCACCTACTTAAATCACGATTAAATGAAACGGCGTTTAAAAATGTTTCATCCAATCGTACAAGCTTTGACGTATCCCAATATGAAATGTTTCCATTAAATAATGAACATCCACGAAACATACCCGTCATCTCAGTAAGGTTTTTTGTATCCCACTTTGACAAATCTTGATTGAATTTAGATGCTCCATTAAACATAAAAGCCATACTACTGACACTTGATGTGTTCCACTGTGTTACTGATGGAGAATTAAATTTGCTAGCATTATTAAATGTACCGTATAAAGCAAAACCCGACAATCCTGTAGGAGAATATGGAGTAACGTCAGTTAAGTTTTTAGCATTTCTAAAACAATTTGTAAGATTTGTGATAGGTAAATTATAGCCAAACGATTGACAATTGACGATCATGCTCTGTGAATTTGCATTATCAGCACTGGTGGCAATAGTACCATTGTAAAGATCACCAATAGCAGTTACCGGGCCGATCAATTCTACTTTATATTCACCATCTTCATCATATGTGTATGGTTGTATCCTATAATTACCACCATTTGTGGGCACCACTGTAGTTCCACCATCGCCCCATAAAATGGTTGCGTCTGATGGAGTAACAAATGAAAGATAAAATGTTTTTTTACCATCTTCTGCTAATCTTGTATCAATATTTACAACAAAGTTTGGATAAGGAATTCTAAATCTGCTACGATCTGACCATTGAGATTCACCTACACCTATTCTATATCTTCCTTCAAATTCATATATTTTGTTTTTATCGAGAGAAAGGTTTGTAACTAATACAAAATTATTATTTATAGTAGAAGTGATAGTGCTGCCAACTTGAAGATCATTTTCATAAACTCTAAAATCTGCAAAACCACCAGAATATCCAAACCCAAATGGGCTTGAAAAGTTAGTCAATGTAATTCTAGCAGTTTCCGCATCAGGCAAAGTAGCTGAAGAAGGTTTCTCAATTAAATTGTCTGTAAAGACTTGTGTTTGAATTTTAGATTTAGCTGATGGCTCTGTTGCTACATCGCTTACTTGTGGAGTACGATAATTCGGCCCACTAGGATTATCGCTATTAGCATAAAATTTAGCATAATATTCAGCTTGCCAATAGAAGGTGTCGCTCAAGTATAACTTTAGAGTATTGCCATTACTTGTATCTGTCAGGGTCAATCCGTCTACACCATTAAAACCAGATGGTGCACCCAAAGTAAGAGTTGCGCCAGTTACTGTCGATATTTTAATACTGTTAGACATGTCTGAATTAAGACTGATATAAAATGTAGTACTTGTATAGTATATTTTATTTTCATAATTAAAACCGGGTGTGAACGGTGTTATACGAAGCAAACGTCTTTCAGCTTGAGTTGTGGCTTCAATCGCTGACGGTCTACGAATAATTGGTGGCTGAAGTGGTTCCCACTGAAAACCATCTGAAATATAAATTGCAAGATCATCAGCAAAAGCCAATGATCCTTTATATAATGTAGCATCAATAATAGCTAGATTGGCTGTTAATCCAGAGCCAATGAACTTTTCTTTACCTGATCCATATTTTAGTCCACTACTACTCATCTTATCTTACCTCTGTAAATGTTTCACGCTGATTTATAATAAACGAAAAATGTACCACTGCATCATTTGATGCACTTGGTAAATTATTTGCATTACTTGGACATGAAACCTGTAACCTCTCACCAGACAAAAGAACCTGTCTATCCAAGCCAATAAAGATAAAATCATTTGTAGGAACGGGTGCCTTATTAACTACATAATATTCACGGTTATCTGTTCCTAAAATTCTAACAGAAGCTGTAATGTCACCAGCTACTGTATTGTTAGCACCTTTAAGGTTTGTTATGGTAAGACCAGTCATAATTGCTGCTGTATTGATTGTATATTGTGCTCTTAATGCAGTAGCAGGAACTACATACTTTGGAACGTCCAGAATATCAAACCATGTATTACCTTGAAGCTGAACACGATTTGCTTCGAATAGATTAAGTGGTGGATTTGATGTAACAATTGTATTACTTGTGATTGCCAAGTTAGCCTCCTACGCCGATAATTAATGGTAGTGTGATGTTCTGAACGCCTCTAGAAAACGCTTGACCTTCGATTGTACTGCGTTCAAAATCAACTCTTAAGTCTTTACCTAGATATGTATCTCCTCGCTCTGTGGAGAAAGTAGCATATATGAGACCACCATTGTTTGAATATAGATTTGTTGTTGGGTCTGGTGCTACACCAGTAGCTCTCTGACCATATGGTAGAGCGTTATAGTTGATACCAGAACCAGCATATGAAAATTGCTGAGAGGTGGCTTCAATTCTTGATTCGAAAGGAATTGTATATTTTTCTGGGGTTGACACGACATCATTTATCATACTAAACAATTCATTAATCATATTGTTCGCACGAGCACCCGCATTAATTTGAACGTTTGCAGTAAACGCTCTAAGTGTATCTCTCACTACAACCCAAGAATTTAAGAACTGAGGTTTTAAATTAATGTTAAATACATAATCTGGTGGTGTTACTATTGGTTCTACAGAAAGTATAGCCGCAGTTGTTGGTGGGCTATCACGCATTACTAAAGTATCACCAGACTTGAATACGCCATTTGAATACTGAACAATTATTTTATTTGTTGTGCTATTAGCACTATACACTGTACCATTGGCAATAAAGTTATGAGTTCCATTGCTGCTATATACTGGTGCTGATAAATTAAATCCTATTACATCATCAACTTGAAGTGAATATCTAACATCAGCAGATGGACCAACTGAATTGGCTGTAAAGAGACCATACGTGAAGAATCTTGCGCCCTGATCTTTACCAGACTTGATATCATCAGCAATCTCAGTCAATAGCGTAGTTGTATCTCTAGCAGTTAATGTGAGATATGTAGGGTCTGAAGAAATGGTTGACCATCCATCAATTTCCTGATATTTTGTCATCAATGATGAAACAATATTTGACATATTAGTTGAGATGTAGTTTGCTAGGTTTGATGATGCACTAAGATTTTGAACGTTTGCTACGCTGTCAATCTTTACTGCATATCTAAAGCCAGTTGATGCAAACGCATAGTCACCAAATGTACTATTTGAGTTTGTGGTTGTAACCTGACCACCATTATGCGCCCACACACCAACTCTTGACCAGTTTGTAAAGATTGAAACCAACTGAACCAAGGCATCATTTACAACAGCATAACCAACACCATTTGGATTGACCGCAGTGAACGAGTCAACAACAACTGATCTTAGTGGTGAGTCTGGATCAAGAACCGAACCATCAGCATAAATGTTACCACCGCCAAATGGACATAATGGGTTTCCTGTCGCACGATCAATTGGCAGAGACATTTGTTGATATGAGAAATTATGAATCTGTGTGCAGTCTGCAACATATGGTGAACGAGTGATGTACTCACCCGGTTTAAATGCGAATGCATATCCAGTTTTTGGTGGTTCTTTTAGAGTAAATGGCTCGTGTTGTAATCCTTTAAAGGTGAAACCACGAACCTTCACACCACTAGACAAAAGAAACATGTTGTTTGGTGCTGAAGCTTGATTCCATGAAGGGTATAAATTGGTCACACGAACGTCATAACCATATAGAGCACAATTCGCAGGAATTACTGTATTTGGAGCAATTGAATAATCACCGGGATGAACAATAATTACACATGAATTGCCATCAGCAGCAGCAGCCTCAAGAGCAGCACCAACAGTAGCCTTAGCCTTATAAACACTCTTTCCGTTATTACTATCAGAACCAGACATAGTAACGTAGAAAGTACGTGCGATATCCTTCTTTGGAACAATCTGTGTTAGTAGTGCTTGAAGAATACCAGTGTTTGACCATGATCCTGTACCAGTACCACCAACCTTAAGATAAAAGTCATTGTTTAATACAACAGGGTCTCTATACACAAGAGCAAGTGTGTTGGCATTATAACTAAGGTTTGCGTTAAGGACTGCGACATTAGCAGCAAATATATCAACTTTTCCAATGCCAGCAATAGAAAGAACGTCAATAGCCTCTTCAAGACCATTAACGTTTGGAATGTCCATATTACCTATAACAATTTTACCAATCTTGTCAACCGCAAACTTACTGAACCCTTCAATTTGTAGGTCAATAAGTCTTGAGTTGATTGTAGAGTTGATATCTTCTACATTCATTTTAATAGCGGAATATTGGAGACTGTTATCGTTCCAAATATCCGTCATATTATAAATTTTACTTGACACTCGTTTTTCCTCTTATTTGTATTCTTTATGTATTTATTAAACTTAGATCAAGCATTTGGTGCTTTTGGCCAGACAACTTTATTTGCATCAACAAAATTTTGTGGAATATCTCGTAAAGATTGCCTATATTCTGCCCACGATATTTTATCACCGGGCCAATCTGGCATTTGTGTATAATCACATTCGGAAAGAATTCTGTTTCTCTTTCTTTTAATCATTTCCCATGAAGTTTGGTGTTGTCTTGGCTTAAGAACCAATTGACCATCTTCAATAACTAGCATTTTGTTTTCTGTATTCATGGTATGTAAAAAAATATTGTATTGATCTTCAGTAATCTCGATTGCATCTTTCGGGATAGGAACACCCGCATCGCTATTATAAAAACCGCCACTGATAATACTAAAATATACTGCCATTATTAAAAACCCATTGCAATCCACCAAGCAGTAGTATTTACATTTTCTGTAGTCCAAGTTTGGAAGGATACTGAACTTACGCTCACTACAGTAGTTGGATTTTCACCAGCACTATCATTATTATTTTTAACACCACCTGAAACAGTAACTGCAACTCTCGGTGAAGTAAATGCTTGAGGGAATACTACAGTAGCAGTACTATCTTGTTGTGATGGTATAGTACCCCATTGTAGAAGCATTCCGTTTGGAAGTTTTACCCAATTACCAGAACTGCCAGATGTACTACCAGCGCCTACACCAGCACCATTTGTGAAACTATCTACCGTTAGAACTTCTTTACCGCCAGTATAAATTTTACCAGTAGCTTCAATTACACCAGTGTTTTTTAGTCGTATGGCTGAAGTACCAGTTTTATTTCCACTATAAACATTGACACCACTAGCAAAACGCATGGATGCATATCCATCGTTTAGATCAGCAATGTCACCAGCATCAGAGAGTGTAAGACCACCACCAAGAGCATTTGCGGTAGATATTGTAAGGTTTCCTGTCAATGAAGCAGATGCAGCAGTAAACGCACCTGTCGTAGACAATGCACCAGACCATGACCACTTACCAGTGCTATCAATTTTAGCATTACCCCATTCGGTTGAACCTAGAGAATTAGTTACCTGAAAATATGCAGCGGCACCAGCACCAGCAAAACCTCTTAAACGATACCCACCAGTTGTTCCATCGTTTGGTGTTGTAGCATCTACCCAACCAGTACTACGAAAGAGATCGCCATTCAAAACAAAAACGGGATCGCCTGTTATAGAATATGAAGTACCAGTGATTGAGGTAAATTTACCAGTATTTGCTGTAGTAGTGCCAATAGCATTAGGAGCTTCCCATGTTTTTGAAGCGAGTCTTGCAGCATTAGCAGAATTAAGCGTTGCAATATAATCTGAATCAACAGAAACACCAGCAGAAGTAACATTTATACCACTGCTTGGTTTTACGGTCAATGAACCAGAAGATGTTATATCACCAGTAAGTCCATTACCACCCTGAACTCTTGTAACTGTACCAGTACCAGCATTAGTCCAATACAAATATCCACCAGTACCAATCGCTAGAATTTGTCCTGATACACCAATCTTATTGTTGGCTACAATTCTTGTAGAAGGTCCAAAGGTAAACATTGTGCTATTTGCAGAAATAGCACTTGCAACTTGGAAGGTGTTTGATGTAATTAGTGTGTTTGTGCTAAACCTACCGTAAAGAGTAGCATTACGAGGACTTGTAGTTGATCCAGTAATTCCACTAGTACTATTAGCAGTTACGACTTCACTAGAAAGTATATCAAAAAGTTGATTGGTACGTGTAATCCACGATCCAAACGTATCTACTTGAATGTCAACATTGGCAACTTGTCTAGCCATAATTTTTCCCGTTTAATACCTGATTAAGTAAATTTTTGATTTCTGTGAGTTCACATTCTAGGCAGTTCATTCTTTCCTGAAAGCTATCTGCTTTATTTTTTTCTTCACGCTTTGCCAAAATCATTTTATAATAATTGTCATCTTTATTTATAACAGCACCAGTACTGTCATCTCGTATAAATGTCATGCTGATACTCCTATTACTTGAATCTGATCAATCTTTGGAATAACATATGTTGAATTTGAAAGAAATACGATCTTGATTTGCATAGAATCGAAGTTATCGATTTCAACAAGAGCTTCATTGTAGTATCTTGAGATGTTACTGTTCATTGGATTATTGAACGCAATATTTGGATATTTAGCCTTTGCAATTGTCATACCATCACTTGCAACACTATTACTTGAAATCGGAGAACCAAGCGTAATAAATGTTGAACCAACTTCCTTAGCAACAGCAATAGTATAGTTCTCTGGAAAAATTGAGCTATAAATTTTAATAACATCGTTGTTAGAAAGATATGATTGTGGATTGACATTAGCCGCTACCACATTAGTATTAGCGTATACTGTTTTAAATACTCCCGGAATATCAATAGATTCTGAAGCGGATGGAAGACCTAGTTCATACTCAATGAAGTTATTAGGGTCTTCACTAGAACTGTATGTGCTTGTGCTTGTGACATACTCTAGTGGTGTCCATGCCTTGTCATCAAATGGTTCAGGGTCTTGTGAATTATGAACCTTAGCATATACCTTGATATCTGTTCCAACTGGACGATATGCTGTCATGAATACACGAATGTCTTCAGCAAAACGATCTTTGGCGAAGTTTACTTTCTTGGCGATATGACGGGCAGCAGCAGAACCTGTACCACTAATTTCACTATCGTATGTAATACCATTTGAAGTAAAGGTGTAATCATTTGAAATAGTATTCTTCATTGAATAAAGATCAATCTGACCACCTTCAATTGATGGAGATGTATAAAAGTTCGAAGTAGATGTGTTTAGCTGAAGGAGTGCATCAATTTTAACAGACTTGTTGTTAATGAGCAAAGATTCATTGTTGTAAAGATTATTATTGATAATCTCTTTTGAACGAGAAAGTATTTGTGCATCATACTTAGTAATGTTCTTTACTCGAAAATCATTAATTTCAACCCACTCTTGATTATCGCCTGTGTAACTATATGTTCCACCATTATTTGCAGCAGCAGAGAAGTTAATATCAATAGTACCAGCAGCAGAAGTCTTAATATCACCTTTCAATTTAATTCTATCGATAGAAAGAGTATCAATAGACACGATATTTGCAGAGGTATTAGAGTCAATACCAATGATTTTATTATTAACATCAAAGTAGATAGTATTCGCAGTTGAGTAGTTTAGATATAGCTTATTGGCCAATTCATCCTTATAGTATACCTTACCGACAACAGTCTTAAGATAACTAGAACCAGTGTTTGTGAATGGCACAGCATTTTTTGTTGTCATTAGCGTATTGTTTGATACTGACTTGACAAAAAGAACTTCTTTCTTTGTGCCATCACCAAAAACAACAATAGGATCATTTTCAATAAAAGAAGTGAAGGTTGTGCCAGTGCCTCTAATAATATTTGATCCTCTGACAACCGAAAGAACACCACTGTCATATGTGTTATTCTTATAGACCCACTCACCGCCAATAAAGTTCTTTATACTTCCTTGAGTTGTGAAGAATTCATAGTTGGCATTCACGAATGTCTTAGTTGCTTGATTTGCTGTATACTGTGCAGCATTAACCTTAAACTTAAGATCGGTATCAGATAGAGATTTAAATGTGTTTGAATTGTTTTTCAAATACATCTTACCATCTTTTACGATATTACTACCGGGTGAAGGTGAATTGGTACCAACAAGTTTGTCGCCTGTCTTGTTTACCCAGAATTCATATGAAGGATCATCACATGAGATAACAATACCATAGAACTTACCTGTGACCAGTTTAACTGGTTTATCAAAACCAAACGTAACTGAAGTAGAAGCATCACCAAAGGCATACACATCATCATATTCTTTACGTGAAATCGATGACGCATAAGACTTTGTAAGAACTGGCTCATCATTTTCAACATCACAAATCTTTACAGTAATACCGGGCTTTTTATTACCAGAAATATTTTTTGACGGATTTGGTTTTGCCTTGACATAAAGCTCAATAGATGTGATTGATACTTGGCTAGACTTACCAACAACATCTGGATCAGCATAGAAAGTCTGAATGACATTGTATTCTGGTGTGGTGAAGTAATCAGTTGCAGAAGTTGATGTTGAAGTAGAAGTTAATACAGGATTATTCTGTAGAGCAACTTGACCATCAACAGGAGTTTTCTTGAAATAAACTTTTAGGGCTTCACGCACATACAAAGGAAGTGAAATGTTTACTGTAGCTGTTGAAGTTTCATTTGTATTCTTTACAGTAAGAACCTTTGGTCCAGCGATAAGAGATGCAAGTGCAGCCGCCTTTTCAACATCTGATGATACAATAATCGATGGTGAGAAATAAAATGTAAAAGAAATAAGACCAAATGCACTTGACAGTAGACCTTCGCCTAGTAGACGACTGTCTTGCTTACACATATTAGTAACATCTACGCCCTCAAGATACACTTTATGAACGGTACCGGGTTTTAAACCAAACACAAAAGCTTCAATATTCTGTTCAGAAAGAATATAGCTAGAATTGATAGGAAGTGTAGGAAACACATTAGGAATGCCATCAGCACCTAAGTTGTTTTGATAATATAGTGAGTTTAGAATATTAATAGCCATCGCTCTAACTTAACCTTTTAAATTAAACATTTTGATTATTCTTAAATGGAAACACATAACCACCACCAAAATAATTAGAATGAGATTGAATATAGTTTAAATATGGGTCTCGTACAATCATATTAATGTCTGTGTCTGATGGATATATTAGTTTATATCCGAATGTACCTTCTTTACCACCACGCCAGAAAGAATGATGACGTTCGCCCTTATACACTCTTACTTTGTAATACTGTCCCTTAACAGGATCGTGTGTAAACAGTAGCTTAAATTGATCTTCAAGGAAACCACCAAATGGTCCATAATTCATTTTTTCCAGCGAACCAGTATGCTCAATATTTCTACCACCATTCAGATTTAGCTGACGAGTGATGATATCAGCATCAGTAATTGCAGCAGTACTAGCGGCATCAGAAGTTCTAATTGATGTCCATGGACCATCAGAAGTCTTGCTTTGGAAGAATTCAGCAGCAACATTATTATTCTTTGAGTTGATGTAGAATTCAACTGGACCGGGCAACGAAGAGAATGTATAGAAAAATTCTTCATATACATATGGAGGATTGTCACTATTTGCACGATTTCTTTCTTCTTGAACCACACTAACTATTGTCTGTGTTACTGTTGGAACTTGTGGCTCTACAATAACAGGACCATCAGTAGCACGTGTTTGACCAGTAAACAAAACTTCATTATATGGAAGCTCTAGAGTTGAGTCAGGAGATTCTGTGATAATATTAATTTCTTCTAATGGTGGGGATAGATATCCATCAACAATTGTTGCTCTGTATGCAGGACTTGAAACTTCAGCATATTTATAGTCTTCAAAACCATCTACAAAGAAACCGAACTTGAAACGATCAGTGCCATCAAAACTTGGGATCACACGCTTCTGAGCAAGTGCTTCAGTAAGAGTAAGTGAGGTGTAGTATTCTAGGTCTTTAATTCTCTTTTCAAGTTTACCAATCTGTTCCATGGTATAACCACGAGGTTGTGTGATAAGTCTATCACCTTCAGATAGTGTAGTCTTAATTCTGTAGTTGTCAAGACGTTTTGAAGTATATTTTTCATTTGCAATCTTAGTATCGACAAACGAAACAGTTTGTGCTGATAGCTGATATGGAACTGAAGGATATGGTGGTATACTTAATAGATTAATAGTAAGTGCATTATCTGGCTGGGTTGGTTCAATGTTAGTACCGACCTGTCCCTTAATAACGTGGAAGTCATTTGTTTCATCAATCACAACACGATCAATACGACCCTGATAGTATTCAACAGTTGAAGTTAACTGTGAATCTGGTGCAGGAAAAAACTTGTTCGTTGTGTTAGCAAAACGTAGAGCAGCAGTAGGCTCTAGCGGATTGATTGGTGCTAGACTTGGTGCTGTGTTTGGTGTAGCAGTTTTGTTTGAGTATGGACGGAAATCGAACTGATCACGTAGATCATAGTAAGCACCTCTATTACCAAACACTTCAGGAATTTCAAGAGTATTAATTGTTGTTGCTGATGCACTAAGTGAAATGCCATCATTGATTGGATATGTACCAGAAGCACCGCCGACCTTTACACCTTCACTTGTTACTGAGAAGTGATCAAAAGAAGTTAGAAGAACGTCATTGTTGGCAATTGTCAATCCTGAATTTGGCTTTTGAACTAGATATGAAATACCGTAGAAATCTTCATTCTGATTATGGTCAATATAGAAGTATTGCGTTACATCTTGAGCAATTGTATCAGTTGGAACATAAGTTGTATTTGCATTTGCTTTGTAGACTTTATTAAGACGGAATACATCAGGAACACCTAATGCCCATGGACCAGTATTAGAAGCAATATTTGTGTTTGCATTAATACGAACATACTTATTTCTGTTGACAGTCTTAGCAACAGCCGGTGCTGTTGTTCTTATATTATATGAAACCGCAGTTTGAACTGCAACGTTTGTTGTCATGTTCATTGTAACTGTCAGAAGCTTCTGATTACCACTCACAACCATTGTTCTATTAGAACGATTAAATGAGATTGGAACGTTTCTAGGGAACATTAGAGTATAAGTTCCATTAGTTATATTAGTAGCAGCATTTGCTGTTAGGAATAACTGTGTGGAATTGGCAACATAGCTAACCTGACCAATATATTGATCAGATGCTGAAGTCAGAAAGTCACCAGCATTAATTTCATTTACAAAGTTTGTTGGTTGGCTACCAACCACAACAAGATTTGTTGTTGTAGATGATGTTAAGGTTCCTGCAAGAATGGCATCACGTCTAAATGATGCAAGTGGAGTGATGACAATATCTCTTTCTTGTACACTATTAAGTGTACCAGTATAAGGGAATGTATCATCGCCAAGTGTAATAGCCATTTGACCAGTTGTGGCTAAAGTCTGGGTATCAGCAGTACGACGAATATATGATACATTATTTGCTTTCTTAACGGCTGGATTACCAGCATAAAAGATAAGCGAAGAAGTATCATTATCTTTAAGAACAGTCTTTCCGTTCTCTAGAACAATATCAGCAATACCTTTATTTGTTCCATCATAGAAAATCGAACGTATATCTGAGAAGTTTGTTCCAACAGTCAAGTTAATATCAAAAAGATAAATTCTATATGTACATGTAGAACTACCGATTGTACCAGAATCATATACTACTGATCTAATACGTGCAGTACCAACAGCAGTATCAGGAGCAGAAGGAATAGAACCAACACGTCCTTGACCACCATTATAGGTATAGTATTGATACGGAGTTTTATGTAGTGTTACAAGATCGCCATTTTTAAACTGAAAATATCCTGAGAATTGATTAACAGTGATATAGTTACCATAGTTAAGAGAAATAGTTGCAGGGTTTGCTGTGTAATAATCAACACCCTTATCAACACCAATTTCATAATTGTTATTTGTTGATACACGCTTACCATTAATATATGCAACACCGGGATCAATAAACGCATTAAATTTAGTTGCTTCAGATGCAAGTGTGCTTGGTGACTTGGTATTTAACATGAATTGATCTAGTACATAGTTACCAGACGCTTCGTATTGACGCTGAGAGATATATTCACCAATCTTATTATAGACTGTCTGGCGATTTTGCTTGTATGGTTCGCCATTACTAAACTCTGCAATATATAGGAAGTCTTCACGTAAGTCAGCTTCAGCCTTTGTCAACGTGATAAGCTTTGGTGTTAGTTGTAGACGGTTAGCACCGGGTGCAGCATAGTTAGGAGCACCAGTTGCATTGTCAAGCAATGAAACGTCTTGGTTGGAATTAATGATTGCTTCTTTTGTTTCGAAACCAACTGAAACTCCATCAGGCTTAAGATTAGGTGTGCTAAAGTATTTCTCGACCACGACCAATTCAGGTGCAACACGTGAGAAATATCCCTTTTGATAGATAACACCTTCACCTACTGTCATAGCATAGCCAGAACCAACTGGCAATTCAGCAGCACCAGCAATGGTGATGTTTGTCAAAAAGTTTTGTGCAGTAAAACTAGCGAGTGAAATTTGTTGTACAGGGGCTGTTGTAGACACAATACCAATATAAGGAGTGACATAATATCCACTACCCTTTTGGTTTACGTTTACGCTCTTAATAACACCTAGAGAACCAAGTGTGAGTGAAGCCTTTGCTCCAGTACCAACAATACCAGCAACAGTGGCAACACTTGATGGAATTGCGCCTATTGACTGTACGCTGCTTCCAACACTAAATGTCCACTTAGATGAATCGCCAGCACTAAGATCAGCAGCAATTGGCTTGATCTTAAGAATCACAACTTCTGTGTTTGATGTGGTGTCAATGCCAATAATCTGACAGTTTGCATTACCATCAGAAATATAATCATTAATGACAAAATTGTTTGCAAAGGTTGTACCAAATGTGCTATTCTGAACAGCAATAGCACTAACGATAGCAACACTATCACTTGTTGAGAAACCTTGCGCCCCATTATTTACAGTGATCTTTTCGATTACACTGTCTGGATCATATACAGTCAGAATTTCATCTGGATTAAACTTAAGCTGCTCGACTGTATTACCCGAAACATTATTAAATCCTGAATTAACATATTTAATGTATAGAGTATTAAGATCAGGCGAACGAGATTCATAACCAGATACTGTAGTAACAACTGTAGCAACAAGAGGAATGATATTATTTGTTGGTGAATTCTTTACATTATAACCATTATACTTTGCCACTTCCACAGGTGTCTGATCAGTTTCAGCATCTTTAATTTTGACGTATTGAAAATCGTTATTGAAGATGATATCACAACCATCAATAATCGTTCCAGCCTTGAAGATGTTGTCACCAAATCGTTCAATCTGCTTTTGCAAAATTGTCTGAAGTTGATTGAGTTCACGAGCCTGAACAGATACACCGGGACGAAATAGAATTTTATAGAAATCCTTTTTCTCGTTGTAATCGTCAAAATATGGTGATACACTTAGATCGGTCTGTATACTCATTACTTCTTTTCTCTTCTTTTTTTAGATTCTTTGGATGAAACTGAAACAAATTGCCACGTTTCTACTAAGCCAACTTTCTGGATATCAAAAATTTTTTTACACACACGAGTATTTATACCATCTTTTGTAGTAACAGCAACGGTGCCTTTATGTTTACCAGCACTATTTTTTGACATTTTAATAAGCGATTCGTTGCTATGTTTACGCCCTTTATTATACATTGATATTTTCTTTTTATGTTCTTCTGTGAGTGGTGGCTTTGATTTTCCTATATGTTTTTTTGAAATCTTTTTACGTGTTTCATCAGAAACATCACGCCCTATTAAAGATAAAGAAATTTTTGCCTTCGTATCATCACTATGTTTATAATTTTTCATTACTATTTTTTGTCGTTCTCTAGCATGGTCAGTAAAACACTTGCCTTCTATAGCTCTTTGTTTGGCTTTTTTAGAAATTTTTTCACTTCTGTGTGGTGATTGAGATATTTTTTGTCCCACACTTAATCTATTTTTATCATCGGTAGACCAATGACCATTTAAATGTCGTGTTAAATTATAGTATTTAATGCCGATTTCATTTTCCAATATCATTTCAAGCCATCTATATTCTTCAGTTAATAAATCTTGTCGGCTACTATCAATCCTGCGTAATATACGTCTCTTAAAGTCTGATGGCCTTCTTTTGTATGAATTTCTCATCCAACGAGATGAACATACATATCCATCATTTTCAGTTCCCCAATGAGAACCTATATAATATCTTTTATGTTTACGATCAAACCAGATGTATACAAAACCATATTTTTCCATTTTAATAACTCCTAAAGAAGTTATTTAGTAAAAGTGGTACTTCTAGAATTCTAATATAAGTTTGACAACTTCTGTCTGATTAGCATTACGTGTAATTGGATTTAGATTTTCTATGTAAAGGATTTCTCCACTATCTGGAACCAATTCTCCATTGTATTTATTCGACACAATAAAGTATGAATCTGAAGAATTTCCTCTAATTATTCCATCACTTCCATCAGCAGCAGTTAAAAATGAATTCTTCACATTTGTTACGTACATCGTATCATCAAGACCACCAATACTATCAACGATAGAATGGAAAGTTGCTTGTGGCTGAGAGTATCCAGAAGCGCCTTCTTGTACAACAATTTCATCTTCAATAAAACCAGAAACACTCACACTACCGACAAATTTTGTTAGTTGATTGAAACCATTGAATTCATCGGCATCTCTTCCATTAACCAATACAAAAGGACGAGAAACAGTATTGGCAACGGCAGTACAGAAAGAATCTTCACCAACCATGTTTTTACCAATACCAAGGTTCTTTGATGACACATTGGTAAGATTTAAACTATCTGATGTATAAGAAGTGACAGTACCATACAAATCAGTTTCGATTAAAGTAATAGAACAATTTGATCCAACAAAACTTGAAGATGATGTGACACTCATAGCATTGTTAGACAGTATTCCATTTACAGTAGCAAAGAAATTAGATGATCCATCATTAATAATAATTCTATCATCTGGTCTCAGTGTTTCTTCAAAGTCTACTCCAGAAGAATAAACAATATTATTGGCTGCTACATCTACTGTACCATAAAGCTTGATTGGTTTATAACGATATACATTCTCATCAATAATAAACTGCCCTATAGTCTTTGAAGAATCAAGTAATACAGTAACATTAGCAAACAATGGATCGTTAATAATACCAACAGTTCTATAATCATTAGAAACTGATAATGGATTTTCATCACCAATAAAATATGTGTTGATGCCGACATACTTAGAGAATAGTTCGTTGTTTATATTAGCTCCATGACCACCTTCAGGTGAAATAATAACTCTTAATGAAGCAGGAATAGTAACAGGAACTATTGGATTTACATCAACAGTTGCAATAGCAGAACGATATCCAGAACCGGCCCTTAGAATTTCTACTTTACTTATTGAATTGGCACTAGTAGGATCAATAATAGCACGAGCAACACAGTCAGTTATTCTGGTGCCGCTTGTATCATAGATGAATACATTTGGGTAAATTTCATAAGTATCACCCGGTTTAATAGGTTTGGAGAATGCAGATTCAATCGTAATAATTTTTTTATTTTGAGTATTATTAAACTGATAGTTGGTGATGACTTTAGATTCATTTATTGCTTCACCAGATGTTACTTTAATAATACATCCATTATAAAAATTATCAAGGCTAACAGCACTCAATTGAATACCATAAAGAAGCGAGTTCTCGCCAATACGAACACTTTCAAACTCACCTTCAGGAATATAGTTATCATAACCTCTACCAGCATCGGTAACAGCGATAACTTCAATAGCACCAGCCACAGCAGCATTAGTAACTGTACGATCAACTACCACAGGCATATGATCAACAGTTGAAAACTTGTTCATCGTAAATTCATCGACAGAGAACATATACTTCCAAATGTAGCCATCACTAACTGTTTCAATTTGACTAGTGTCTGGTTCAGATGGTTCGACCGTTGACTTAGCGCCATAATTGTTAAACAGACATTTATACACACGAGTATGAGTACCAGCATTGACAGAAACATAAAATTGTTTTTCTGAAAGATTCTCATCGATATCATCATACATATCATATACAGTGTCAACTGTCCAATCATAACGACGAATCATATTGGTCACGTCATTATACTTGACTTTTTTACCAAATACCATATCATTGTAAATATCGATATTAGTCTTTGTCGTGTCCATTGGCAGCGGAACATTTTCATCCCCCCCATCATATGGAGTGTGTTTTGCCGCAAATACGTAATAGCTTGAATTCGTCTGTACATTACGCACAAACGTTTCGGCTGCTTCGACATTGAGTTTTTTCGTAATAATTTGTTTTGTAATCATAACTTATATTTATGTCTCTTAAAAGGGTTATAGGGTATTTATTAGTATAATTATCCTCTGGTATCAATAAAGTTAGAACTACCAAGATTTCCACGATCCATAATATAGACACTGCTACGATCTTGAATAGATAGTGGTGAAGCTGGTATTACTTCAAATGATGAATTGGCAATACGAATAATATTGTTTGAAACCGTATCAATAACAACAGTGCCAAATAAACGAGTACCAGAAACATGCATCACTTTTTTAAACATATCAACATACTTATCTAGTGGTAATCTAGACATAACATCGTATGAATATTCCTGATAGTAATCACCATCATGGACCTTTGAGATATTGCTTAGGAAACCCTTTGAAGTTTTATAATATCCACTACCAGTACCAGAACCACTTACGATAGCACGTGCTGTACCTGTTCTTGTACCGTCCTCAGAGGTGTAAACGAGTGTCTGGTTGTTGCTGTACCCGTATCCAGAATCAACTACCTGTAGGTTTGTTATAACGCCGTCCGCTCCATATGCTAAGGCATCAATCTGTGCATTGAAACCAATTGGCTGTCTAGCATACTCTTCAATTTGAATTAGATTGGCGGTCACACCAGTTGATTTACCTGTCAGTATTTTATTTAATTGAAAATTGTTTTCAAATTGCTGTCTCTTAACATATACTGTGTTTCCAGAGACCGAAATAACTTGACCTTTGGCAATAACTGTATTGCTATAAGATGCAACACTTATTACATTTGTTGTGCTTGTTGATGTGCTATAACTAAAGAGATTTTTAGAAGGACCACCAGAAGCAGTGAATATACCATTCGATACTTTATTAACAACAATAACATTTGATGTAGGGTATTCTACTGCAAATACAGTACCAACCGCACCTGTTGTGTTCTGATATATTTTTTCACCAACTCTAAATGACTGTGCATTACTCACCTCCATGCTGTAACGAAGATCAGCAAATGTTTGAGTTACTTGCTCATCGATAATATATTGGTTGGAAGCATCTTTTACGGTAAACACATAATCATTGTAAATATAACTAATAACGTATGGCTGATATGCTTTAACGACAGGAGAAGTAGCATAATTGTCTCCGGGATTAAGATCAGATAGTGTGCTGATTGTACCAATAGAAAGATTGGCAAAACTTAAGCATGAGAATATTGAAGATGATACATTACCGCTTGGTCTTTGTTTAAATCCAAATGCAGTAGAATTCAGAGGAAGCGAAAGAAATGATTGGTTTGCACCAGCAGTAGGATTATTATTACTGCTTAATAAATCAGAGTTTACTTGAATGGTCTCTGCTTCAGTAATCTTGCCGACTTTAAATGATGCACCAACACCACCAGAAATAACCTCAACATCTGCTATCGTGCCTGTCTGACTACCAACAAGTTTTGAAAGTTTTGATGTATCATATCTATTTTTTGTGTTATATACAGATACAAAAAGATTTACCTTTGTGACAATGGCAGTAGAATTTTTTTTACCAGACACGAGTATTGGTAAACCAGTCTTAAAGATGCCTGTCATATTAGACAAAGTTAAAGTGCCGTTTGTAGTATTTAAACTAATATCATCAATTTTTGCTCTGCCAATCACCACTCCTTCATTATTAAATTGATAGATTTCATCATATTTACTGAAGACACCCACAGAATTAATAATATTCATGGTACCAGTAGCAGACACATCAAGAATTCTACCTAATGCAGAAGAGTCTGTTTTGGTTCCAACAGTAGCTATGATTTGTACATTACTAGGCTGATAGATTTTATCGCCAACAGCAACATTATAGTTGCTAGATACAACCATAACAATTTCGCCGTTACTATAGATGTTTGCACGATTTTCAATAATTTCAGCATTTGCAACTCTAACATTACTTTTTGAAATGCTGATTACATCACCAACGGCAAACTTAGTACCGTCAGCGATGCCAGTATACTCAATGGTAGCACGATTTTGTCTTAGGTCTTCAAATGTTTTATAGTAATTACTTAAATATGCTTCTTTAAAAATTGGCTGTAAACTTGCACCGGCACCACCAGATGTTGTAATCTGGACTTGATATTCGTTGCCAAAAAAACCACCACTTTGTGTCATCAAAGCAACATTTCTGATTGCTCCACTAGTATTTGTTACTGGTCTAAGCTTAGCATTTCCGTATGATGATCTAATTGTGATAACATCACTATTACTATATCCAGAACCAGCAACCAGAACATTAACATCACTAATTGAATTGGATGTTTGTACATTTGAAACTTGTATTGTATAATCTGTGATGAGTGACTGAGTTCTATTGTTTGCTTCAATACCAGTAATATCATGGGATACTGAATATCCATATCCACCATCAATCAGAATAAAATCTACAACACCACGTTCATCATTATATACAGCAGACACACGAGCCTGTCCATAATCGCCACCTTCTGTTGTAAATGATACGATATCGCCAACAGCAAAGTCCTTTGATCCTGTGAGAACATCAACCGCAGTCAGAGAGCCTAGAACACGTGGAGAATCTGAGTATGTCTTGTCACTCTTGCGATAGAGTGTTTCATTGTTTATAAATTCACCTTGAACATTTGACAGATAGAGAATATGAACAAAACCATTGTTCACCTTTCTCTTGATGTATTTTTCAACAAATGCTTCGGCACCAGACGAAATGCCTCTAATAAGAGTACCAACAAGTGTAACGGCTCTTTGTGGGTTGCTACCAGTGATTTCTAGATATCGTGGCTGTACCCATGTGCCTTCAGAAAGTTTGAATAGATTTTCACCGGGATATACTACTTGACTGTTGTATCCATATACCAGACGAAAGAATAGATCGATTGAACGTGATGTACCCTTAGAGCGATAGAGGTCAAGTGAATTCTTCACCAACATACGCTTATTCGATTGAGTGTCAAACTCAATATTCTTTAGATATTTTTCTTTGAACTGTGTGATGAATAAATCAAGTGTTGTATCGATATCACGAATGTTTGGCAGATTACGAGATAAGAATATGCTGCCCAATCTCTTGGTAGCACCGCCTCTTAGAATATAGGTATCGCCACCACTTGAGCTTGTTATTGGAATGAGTTCTGAACAGATATTAAAACACTTGAATGTTTCTAACCCATTCACTTTAACAAGAATATCTGATCCAACAAATGTAACAATTGTACCTGTTACTATGTCTTGTGTAACTGTATCACCAACATTAAAATTAGTGTTATCTTCTAGTTGAATAAGCTGATGGTTCGTCTCAAGCCATTCATAATAGGCTTTGACAAACGTGATGAAGTTCTGTCCCTCATCCTTATAAAAGGATGGAAACATGTTTTCAATTAATGGGGATATCTTTTGTTCAATATCTTGCATTCATTATGCCCTGACAGCGACTGCGGTTATATCAACGTCTTCTTCAATGATATTTAGGATGACATTATTGACGGTTGAAAGGTCTTTGAATTTTGGTGATGCATAAATTTTAATTCCAGCACCAACAAAAGAATCAATTTTGAAATTAGAAAACTGTAATAGCCCTGTATCGTAGTCGATATTGCCAACAGTTTCGATGAACTGTCCAGATGATGATGAGTATACTTGAATAGAACTAATACCATCATCCTTCAAAACAGCCTTGACACCCTTATAATTAAATGGTGTTGATGAGATTGAATATCCATTACCAGAAGAACCATAGATGATACCTAATGGAATACGGAAATCAACGTCAAATGTTAACAGAGTACCAGTTTCTGGTGTAATAACTTTGATGATATTAATGTCTGTTTCATTCGAGATGATGGATGATTGTGAACCGTCGATAGCCTGTAACATCTTTGAATAACGGAAAATACGATTGAAGTTGTTTAGGTTTGTTTGAGCATAATCAATGATAGCAGACTTGGTAATTGTCTTGATATCTTCTGATGACAAACGAGTAACATTTACGTTATAATTGATAATTGATTTAACCTGAATATAGGTATACTCAGGGTTGACAAATACTGGATCAATTGAAACAGGCGAACGTGGCTTAAGGAAGTTATAGTATTGATCAATCTTTACTTGTGGTAGACTATCGACTTCATTAAGATCAACAGCAACAAATACCTTACCAAATTGTGGGGGATTAAGGTCTTCACCACCATATGCAGTAACAGCATTGACTTCAGGAAAGTTAATCTTCAACAGAGTTTCATAGTCCTCTGTAGTGATTGCACGTTCTTGTGTGTTGAAATGTCGTGGAGCATTATACTTGATTGATTCAATACTTTCACTAACTGCACCGCCAGAAGCACTTTCATTGGTGGTAACTGTAATATTACTTTCGGTATCAATTGTTGTATCAGGAGAGAACAAATTACATCCATTAGGAAGTTGACCATTAGATACACGATATTCTATGGTAATTACTGAATTGTTTTTTGGCTTTCTACCACTAACACCATCACCAAATACTACTTCATAACTATCGTTCTCTGCACCTTGCACAAAGAATACCTGTGAAGAAGAATCGATATCGAATAGCGATTGTGCTCTATTATATACAAGAATTGAGGCACCAACGTCTTCCATTACTGTTACTGTAATAGATGCTGTGTCAACATTTTTATTTGAGATAATAAAACGCTGTGGATTATTTGATGAGTATGTATAGTTATCTGCTACATAATATCCTTCGTAAATAGGAATATTAGTACCAGTAAATATTAACTGTGTACGATCATCACTCTGCACGTAATCAGAAATGATAATATTTTCAGCAGTAGAGAACGTAAAGTTTTTTGGTCCAAAACGTGATGTAAAAGTATAACCTTTTGGAACAACCAATGAACGCTTATTGTTAGATGCAGATGTATTGATTGTTATGTTTACATTAGCCTGTGCAGACTTGAAAGAACGTGGAACATAGTTAAGTTCTTTGGCATGTGATATAACACTGTCACGAAGCTGAGCAGAGTCAAGGAACATCTCACTACCAATCATGTTTAGGTAGAAAGCGTTGTGGAATGTGTTATATGATAGAATGTCAAGCAGAACAGACATGTTGCTGCCTTCAAAATCATAATCTTTAAATCTATCTTGTGTCTTGAGATAAGATTTGAATGTATTTTTTATTGTATCAAAGTCAAGACTTGATAGAACAATTGAGGAATTAGCTGACATTACCTGATCCTGTCGAGTGTAATATTAAATGAAACGGGGTCTTGTTTATTTATAATCATCACCACAAGGTTTACAATGTATAAATGATTTTCTTCATCTGGGACCACATCTACTTTAAGAATTTTTGCACGAGGCTCAAAATTTGTAATTGTTTGTTGAACAAATATAGAAATGTTTTGTGCAGTCATAGAACTGATAGGCTCGAATAACATTGTTGAAATGTCAGTGCCAATAGTTGGTTGATATAGTCGATCAAATTTATTGGTGAGTAATAGGTTACGAATACAGCGAATAACAGAATTTTCGTTAATATACTTAACGATATCACCAGAAACAGGATGTGGATTTAGATCAGTAAGAAAGTCACTATATATTTGACTATCTCTGTTCATTGCTGCAAATCTATCGTTATTTTTGGCCATCTATTTTCTCTTTATGGAATTGATACTGGATCAGAATCAATTGCAAGTGTATAACGAGCAGATGAAGCGATCACCTTACATTTAATTTGATTACCAGCATCACCAGATGCCACTACATATGAACTATTAGCAGATGATACCATATTAGTTCCTCTGAACCACTGATAATCATATTTGGTGGGAGTAAAGCCTGTCCATATGCCGGTTGAACATTGTAGTGTACCTCCAACAGATACAGAACCAGATATAACAGGCAAATTAGCAGCAGGGACAGAATAAACAACAGGACCAAGTTCATTTGATTTTACCTCAATATATCCAGCTTTATTTTCTCCAACCACTTGACAATAAATCTTAAGATCGATATCATCAATTGCTGGTGAATATGTGAATGAGTTGGCATTATAGATAGGATTGCCTTCACGATACCACTGAGCACTGTATGTCATTTCTGCGTTGCTTGTCCATACACCTGTGTTGCATGATACAGTATTACCTACAATTGCAAAACCTGAAGCAACTGGTACTTCATCATTTACTGGTGGAAGAGTATTTGCAAATTCTTCATTCTGCTTCTTATATGTCTCAAATGCACCACTATCAATACTTGCCTGAAAACTCTCTATACTGTCTGTAGCAATGGCAGGAGGAATTCCTGTAATTCCTTGCATCTGTGTTTGTGCTTGATCTATTTGGCCAAGACAATCATGTGCGTTACTAATTAATGTTGTCTTTAACTGATTAGCAGCATCAAGAGTATCTTCAACCAAATGAAATGCGGTTACAGCATCTCCAATTGCTTGCAATCCTGAAGTACCAACCGCACCACATATAAAGTTTGCAATATCTTCTGAAATTTTTCTTTTAAGCTTTGTTGCTGATTGCTTTATTTCGTTCTTTATATCTTCAAGAACCATATTTTTAATTTGAACAGCACATGCTTTAAGCTTTGGTAAGGCTTCTTGAATGGCCATAGTCAAATCAGTGACCGCTTTGATCAACTGTAAAATTTCTGTTGTGTATTTAATAAATGCCTCAAGTTGAGGTATAATTGATCCGGTTACTAATTTTCCTAACCACTTTACTATACCCCATGGTGTAGGAGATGGAAGTGATGTAATAGGAAGATATTGTTTCAATAACTTTAGCTGATCATCTACTGCTTTTTTAGCTTGTTGTTTGATATCATCCAAGTGTTGCTTTACTATTAATTTAAGAGCTTCACAATCTGTTACAGACCTAATTTGTTGTGTTAACTCTTGTATGCGCTTAGTATTAACAACTAAAGTATCTTCTTGATTGATTTCAATCTTATTATCATGTTTTGCTTGACATGTTGGTGGCAAAGGAACAGGAGGAGGCAAATTATCCAAAGCCATTTGTGTTTGTAATGAAGCCTCGATAGGAAGATTTCCTTGCGCTTCAAGCCTATCAAGTACTGAAAACGGTGATGTTGTTGTTGGTGGTAAATTGGCCATCTTAAATCCTCAACTTATCTTTGTCACGATGCCTTTGTTGACATGTACAGTCATACCAGAAGGAGTAGAAAATGTTCCTGATGCACCTGTTCCCATAGATACAGTACCAAGTGTGGTATAGCTTCCTTCAGTTTGAACTACTCCACCGGGAGATTGTATATTGATACTTGATCCAGAACTAATATTTACACCAAGTGTACCATTGATATCAATTCTACCAGAAGAACTTAAAGAAATACTTCCCTCATTTGAAAGGTCAGTATTTCCCTTTACTTCAGCAGTCAAATCACCTTCAACTTTAATATTTGCATCGCCCTTTACAAATATGTTTTTATCTTTTCCAACAATCTCAAAGCTATCATCAACGCTTTTAATAATGACACGACCATCCTTATTTATTTCAACATATGAACCCTTGCTATGGCGAACATGAATTCTCTCGTTGTCTGGTGTGTCATCAATTTCAACAATATGACCAGCACGAGTAACGATTGCACGGTTGTATGGATACTTCGCTGCATATGAAGAATCTGGTTCTGGTCCAACTTTATTGTTGACAACTGTCTGTTTCTCTCTGGCAAGGAAAGGAACAGAATGCTTATTTTCATCTTCTCCCGGTAAATAAGGAATAGTACCCAAGATCATAGGATACCTTTTCTCTTCACCATCAAGAAAGAAACCAAACACATAAGAGCCAGCCAGAAGACCGGGAGTATCACCAATGCCTTGAAAGCTACCACTGGTAGTAGGCATCATTACTATAGCGTCAGGAAGCCTCTCAGTTTCTACATTTTCATGTATACCAAAGGCACGTACCTTTACTCCACCAAGCTTCATATCGTCTGTCGTATTGTCTTCCACAATACCTAAAAACCAACGAAATCCTTGTTGTCCCATTCTAATCATTATGAAGTCTCCAATAAGTTATTCTTGACAATTTCAAGAGAAATGGTATGTTGTGGTCTATCACCCAAAAGAATAATATGTCTTAGTTTGGTAATTAAATAATTACCACTGTCAAGTCGAGAAACACCTGTTTCATCATCAAAACTTGATGAAGAAGGAAATGTACACTTGATCATATCACCAACAGTAAGATCACTATCACCATATACATGAATTTGTGTGATGTTTGTCGTTAGAAACTGTAAAAACGACATTCGTGTTGCAAAAGCTTCTACAAGAGGTGCCTTAGAACGGTTTGAAAAAATTGGTATTAAGTTGAATGCAGTTGGTCGTTTAACCTTACCCGCTACTCTAACTTCATTTGTACTATTTGGAGATGCACCACCTTCATCCATTTTTTGAAATGAATCAAGAGCAATATTAGCACCAGAAGTTGCTGTTCTTTGACCAGCGGTTTGTGGGTCAACTGATGTTGCGGTACCAACGTAACCACCACCACTTCTATTAGAAGTTGCGGTAGACTGTCCTATTTGATTATAGGCAATAATATTGCGGATATTAACATCTTCAATTCGTTCTTTTCTTGCAGTATCATAAAAGAATTCTTTATCTGAAAGACCTCTGGATAATTGTTTTCTTCCTCTCTCAATCAACTTCTCATATGTAGTATAATGATATCCATGCTTATTTTCAAAAAATACGAAGGCATGTGATTGGTATCGGTCAGAGATAGAATATTTTAATAATGAATTGATGGCTTGGAATGGCTTAAGATTAAAATTAGGATATTTGTCAATACCAATAGTCTTTTCTATTTCAATCTTTTTATTAGATTTAATGTTCTCTTCCATGATATTCTTTACGATATCAGAAATATTATCATTAAAAGCCTTATCAACAAATTGATCTGAATTGGTAATTAATTCAGTACTTATACATTGAATTGTGCAAGACATAGTTTTCTGGTTCTCATTAGGAACTCTATTTTTAACCTCGTGTATATGAAATACATATCTTGTAGGATTTCCGGGATTATTAGGCGTTTCAAAGGTTATTGTTATATATTCTTCCAAAATAATAGGAAAATCTTGATAAATTCGTCTACTATCAGCTATAGCCAGTTCACAGAAAATACCGGGACAATGAATGTTTTCATAAATTTCAATACCAGAACACACTCCTATTAGTGTTTCTTTACGCTGATGATCTTTACTTGAAATGGTAAGCTCAATGATATTGACATCACCAGCAACAATATCTTTGTCGGCACCTTTATTTACAATAATAGGCTGTGCAGCAATTATATTACTACGCAGAACATTTTCAACACCACTGAATACATCTTTAAAAAAGCTCATGAATTAATACTCATCAATCTCTTAAGTTCCGATTCGGCTTCACGTTTAAAACCAGCGCCAAGCAACTTAATATTCTTTTTATCTTCATTTAGTTCACGCTCATAATCATAGTATGTAACTGGTTCCCAATATAGAACATCAGTAAACGCAATCGTTTCTACAAGAGTAGTTACGGATGTAATTGTACCATATGCTCCACTGTCTTTACCAGTGATTACATTACCAACTGAAAATGTTCCGTTGACATGTTGGCATGTAATTGTGTTTCCGTCAACCAAAGTAACAAACGCATAATTGGTGCCGTCTACCTGAATTTCTTCGTCAACTGCAAAGTTTCCATTGACAACTGTCAAAGTCATTGTTATAATTTTATTTGTGTTTGTAGTATCAGTATCAGACTTTCTCTTATATTGCCTTATGTTTAAATAATTGTCATAAACTGGTTCATAATATTTCATAAAGCGAGGAGGCAATGTGCTATAGTCTGATACACTGATACGTGTCTCGCTATTATATGTAGTTCTGTAAAAGGCAATCTTTCTCATTGCTCTTTCAAGACTTCCATACTTATCAATCAAATAATTATTTAAATCACTTTCGGTTAGTGGCATTGAATAGTATGGATCAATTGTATTATTGGACATCCAGATCAACCATGTGTATCCGGGATTGTCATAGTAGTGTTGTGACAAAGTATCAGCACGATCAGTTTCATCCATGATGTATGGATAAAATGCTGTCTTGCTATTCATAGTTTGATCAGATAACTTTGCACGAGTCAACAAATTCTTTGCTACTTGGCCGTTATATGTGATTGTCGGAATTTTGTTAAAATAATTCATTATTGTACTGCTGCCACCCCTGATAGTGCTCCAAATATAGCCGCTTGTCCGGTTATACCACCAAATCTGTCAATCGCCAAAGCATTTGCTCTTTCAATTATTTGTACGTATGTACTAGTCTCTCTTGTTTCACCCCAATCATTAGAAAGCATATACTCAATTTCACTGAACCCAATTGAAAGGCGCACAGCAACTGGCTTTTCATCAGCAAAGAATGCGGGTGAATTTGATGGATTATAGTCTACACTAACACTATTCATAACACATTTTTTAATTCTTATAATAGAATCTTTTGACCAATACCATGGATTAGTTGGACCCGTTTCGGCTTCGCCACCATCCCATGGAAAAAAGTTTAATTGTACCATATCTGGATAATTGAGAATTGCTGCACCACTACTAGATGCTGATGATGATAATGAGGCTCTTTTTAAAATTTTAATAACATTGTGTATCTTATCACTTTCAGTTTTACTTACTGGAAAAAATGTCCATGATAATCCAAATTCACGAAGATTTGGTCCCTGAAAAGCAACTGATGGGTTTGGGTTTGGTGCTGTACCCATTGCCTGTTCAAACGCAGATTGCACAAGATCAGGAGGAAATGTTTCTCTAACGCTTCCATTAACCATACCACCAATACGATCACCTAGTTCTTTATTACCACCAAAGGCTTGTGTAAGAGCATTAGCAGCAGAACCTGAAAAATTACTAACAGCACCTGATAGAATATTACCAACACCTCTACTAACAGCACCTATACTACCACCCGCAATATCACCATTTACAAAATCGCCAACAGACTCTAACTGAACACCACTATAGTTTACTGATGTATTATCTTGTAGAATATCAGGAAGAGGTAGATGAATCATTGTGGGTGTTTCAAATAGGGCACTTTTAAATGGGGATGGTCTGGAGAATTTACCAATAAGCAATCGACAATAGTACTTACCAAGTAAAGAGTCGTTTACTCCATTGAAACCTTCGTTTTTAGTATCTTTAACTGATGTTGCTTCTGCCATATTCTTATACCACCGTATATGAAATAAACTTTTGATTGCTCTTTGCGTTAGCAATCTTAGTTTCTGGGTTGGTATTATCCATATATACCTGAGCACTTTCACTATTAGTTCTGCGAAGTGAAGATAGACTAGAAGAAGCAACTCTTGATGGAGACTTTCCGGCAAGAGCAAAATACTCATCTGATGATCCAGATAGAATGGTATCAGTCTTTTGTGTAGCGAATGCCTCTACACTATCGAATGATGCTCCAATATTGAATAGTGATTGTGCAGTTGTCTTAGCAATTAGCTGTGCATTACGTGCACCACCAGAGATAGCAGTGGTTGTGGCATTATCCACGATACGATTTACAATAGTTTTTGCATTACTCTTGACAAAATTGCTTACATTAAAAGCCACTGTATGTTCCTTAAAAATGTTTGATAAATATTCCTATGATGTATTTATACGACTTTTTTAGAAGTCAAACAAATAAAATGGAAAATATATGGCATATAAAGGACCGTTTCAACCAAAGAATCCGCATAAATATAAAGGCGATCCCACCAAGATTATTTACCGTTCTCGCTGGGAATTAATGGTGATGCAGAGGCTTGATAGCCACCCTGATGTAATACAATGGTCTTCTGAAGAAGTTATTATACCATATATTAGTCCTATAGATAATAGATATCATAGATACTTTATGGACTTTTATATGAAGCGTAGAAATAGAGAAGGTAAGATTGAAGAGATTTTGATTGAAGTAAAGCCATTTGCACAGACCAAACCACCTACTGTTCAGAATAAACCAACAAAGCGTTATATTACTGAAGTACAAACATGGGGTGTTAATTCTGCTAAATGGACAGCAGCACAAGAATACTGTAAAGATCGTGGATGGAAATTCCAGATCATAACCGAAAAAGAATTAGGATTGACCTTTTAATGGCAAATATATTCGATAACATACTAGACGATGGTGTAAGACGTGGGATCATTCCTGCGAAGACTGAAGCTGCTCGTAAATGGTATAGAGATGCTTCTATGCAATACACTCGCTTTCGTGGCGAGAGAGGACTTATGCGCTCTAATACCAATCGTCTGACTAAGCGTATCAGACCCGGAAATATGTATATGTATTTCTATGATGCTAAGACTAAAGATGATCTACCATATTGGGATATGTTTCCAATGGTATTTCCATTTCGTGTTTTGCCTGATAGGTTCTGGGGTATCAATCTCCATTATCTTCCATTGCCATATCGTGCCAAACTAATGGATGCTTTGTATCAGACTAGAACCAATAGTCGATATGATGAAACAACCAAACTACGTATCAGCTATCAAATTCTATCAAGCGCATCAAAGTATAGATATTTTGAGCCATGTGTCAAGCAATATCTCTTTACACAGATGAAATCACAGTTCTTTTATATTCAGCCTGAAGAATGGGATGTTGCTCTATTCCTGCCACTAGAAAGATTCCAGAAGAAGTCAAAAACTCAGGTATTTGCGGAATCAAGAAAACAGATTGCTGGGAGCAAGTAATGGCATTTGATATTAAACAATTTAGATCAGAGATTAATACTAATGGTATTTTGCTTCCTACTAAGTTTATTGTGCAATTTCAAAATTTACCAAAAAAACTTAAAGAATCGCACCCATCCTATGAAAAAATGTCACTTCGCTGTGAACAAATTTTGTGGCCGGGTGTGTCATTCTCTACAATGGATTCGCCAGCAAGAGCAGGGTATGGTGCTACTGAACTTATACCATTTGCTCCTATGTTTGAAGAGATATCAATGACTTTTATTGTTGATGAACATGCTAAGGTACATAAATTTTTCTTTGATTGGATGAACTCTATTATTAATATTGATAGTAAAGGACAAACAAATTTTAAAGGGGGTGATAATAGAAGACCAGCATATGAAGTTGGATATAAAAATGATTATGTCTGCGATATAAATATCAGTATATTCAGAGAAAGTGGGACAGATGAAGCTTCTAGTCCTATGAATATTACTCTTTATAGAGCATTTCCAAGAATTTTAACCGGCTATCAATTAGATTGGAGTTATAGCGATCAATTATTAAAATTGCCTGTAATATTCACATATACAGATTATTTTGTTCAATACCCAGAACACACTGAAAAACCACATGATGCGCCATCACACGACAAGAAAACTAACAGCCACTAACAATTAAAGTGAGAAATATTATGCCATTACCTAAAATAGAAAAACCACTATTTGATCTATATGTACCATCAATGAACAAGTCTGTTAAGGCTCGTCCTTTTGTTGTACGTGAAGAAAAAATTCTTTTAACTGCACAACAAGCTGGTGGTGAAAAAGATATTATCCTTGCTATCAAACAAGTGCTTACCAACTGCATTGTTGATGAGTTTGATGTTGACACCCTAGCAACATTCGACCTAGAATACATGTTCCTTAAGCTACGTGCACGTTCTGTCAATAATGTGATTGAGGTGTCTTATCGTGATAATGAAGACGATAAAGTATATGATTTCCAAATTGATTTGGATGATGTAGAACTTAAAGTCAACAATAATGTTTCAAATATTATCAAGATTACTGACACTATCGGCATCAAGATGAAGTATCCATCAGTTACTATTCTTGATAATGTACCAGATACTGATAACACCAGTGATGTGGTAGACTATCTCATCAAGAGTTGTGTTGATCAGATTTTTGATGAAGACAGTGTATACCCTGTTGGTGATCATACTGATGATGAACTAAATGAGTTTCTTGACAGCATCGATATTGAAGCATTCAATAAAATTCGTGATTTCTTTGAAGACCTTCCACAGATGTATCATAAGCTTGAATATACGAATGCCAATGGAAATGTTCGTACAATCGAACTTACTACGCTAAGTGATTTTTTTATCTGGGGCTGAGCCACAATACTTTGGTGAACTATTATACAACTACGTTCGCTATGGTTCAGCACCACAAATATTCTATCACTGAAGTTGAAGACTTGATCCCATATGAACGAGATTTATATGTGGATATGTTATTGATGCACCTTGAAAAAGAAAAAGAAGAAATGAAAAAAGGATAATAGCCCTTGGCTGATAAATCTGGCCCTAAAAAACCTAGAAAACCCAAAAAACTAAACCGTGGCAGTGATGAATATAAACAAAAGCTTGCGGAAAGAAAAGAAAGGTATAAGGGTTATCTACAAGATAAAGAAAAGAAAAGAGTACGCTACGCCCTGAGACAAGGGTTTGGTGAAAGTATTCTTGGTGCGTATGGTTTTGGTGAAGAACATTTTAAAAAAGGTGGTTTTGTAAAAGGTAAACTAGGTTTGTTTGCTGATGCAATGAATCAACCCCCAAGAAGTTCTTCTCCTTCTGGTGGTGATTCATCAGGTGCTTCTGCTTCTTCTAAAATGGAAACTCCAGAAACCGAAAAACAAAAACAAAATCCTAACATATCAACAATTGTCGATCAATTAAATTCTTTGATTAAGGTAGCCACTAAAATTGGCGCAATTACCGAAGAACAGAAAGAACAATTACAAAATCAAATATCTCAGGCTTCACGTGACTCAAAAGAAGCCTCTATGGAAAGAGAAACTACTCCTATTTCTAATGTTGGTGGTGCTAACTTAACACCATTAAATGAAGAAATTAGCACTCTAATAGAAAAATCATTAAAACCACTTAAAAAAGTGATGGATGACAAACTTAAAGAGCAAGAAGAAAAAGAAGAGGGTCCACAAAGTTTTGCTCAAATACTTGCTGAAAGTTATGGTTTTGGTGATGAGTATAAAGATTATGCTAAGCGTAAGGCTGCTAAAGCAAGTAGAGTAAAAGTAAAATCCGGTTATCTTAATAAACTAGATAAGTCCGGTAAAATGCGTTATTATGGTCCAAAAGACCCTATTACCGGGATGAGAAAGCGTGTAAAAGCGGCTGAAGCTATTCAAGCAGCAAAACCATCAACTCTTGCAAAACTTACTGGCGCTGCAAAAAATGCTGGTGCTGGTTTATTTAATATGGCCAAAAAGGCAACTGGTAAAGTTGGCAGTATAGCATCAAAGGTTGGTGGAGCTAAGATTACATCAAAGGTTGGCTCTGTTACAAAAAACATTTCTTCTTTGATTGGAAAAGGTGTAAAGGGAGCTAAGATTTCTGCCAGTGCTGCTAAAAATGTTGGTGCAGCTACTATCAAACGTATTGCTGGTCCGATTATTAAAAAAGCACTAGGCTCTACTGTATTAAAGTCAATTCCAATTATTGGCGCTGCTGCTGGTGGAATATTTGCCGCAAAGAAACTATTAGAAGGTGATCCTGTTGGCGCTGGTTTAGAAGCCGCTTCTGGTCTTGGTGGTCCATTGACTGCTATTCCTGCATTAGCAGCTTCTGTTGCACGTGACACATACTCTTCTGTCTTTAATGTTCAGCCAGAGCAAGACCCAATGTTTGGTAAAAGAATGGCGATGATCACTGGCATAATTGGTGCTATGATAACTGCATACTTTGCATCAAACATAGAAAAAAAGCCAACACCAACAAAAGATGCTGTTGATAAAGCTGTCATTCCACCAAATCCAGCACAACCAATAAAAGGTGAAACACCAACAGGACAACCCAAAGTTCCTCCTGCACCGGCATCAAGTGCGTCTCCAGCACCGGCACCAACGCCGTCTCCAGCACCGGCATCAAGTGCGTCTCCTATGTCTTCCAGTGGTTCTAAAACGAGTAAAGGCGGAAGTAAAAAAGCAAGTTCTACTGGTTCATCAGATGAGTTTAAAAAATCATTTACTCCTGAATTTATGAAGAGTATTGATGGAAAACCTTCTATGGTTAATAGCACTCCTACTACTGGTGCTGATATTGATAAAATGACGGCTGAAGTTGAAAAATCTCAAAATAACCCAAATGTTATTGATCTTAGAAGTAAGCGACCATTACCATCAACTTCTCCACCGTCGAGAAGTGGGGCATCTGGTGCTGGTAATGTTCCTGATCCAAACTATTATGGAATGGGCGGGGTTTATTATGATGTATACTTCAATTCCAATCCTAGTTCAGTGGGGTATGCATGATAAAAGCATTAGAAAATTCTAATCAAGATGATCTAAACAAAATGGCTAAAAAAGCCAGTGTTGTTCGCATGTCTAATAACAATAAAGAAGATTCACAACAGTACACATTAACCAAAAAAACAACCGCTACAATTTCAAACGATTTTGTGTCTCTTCAAAATGCTTTTAATAAAATATTAACAAACACTACCAACGTCAAAGAATTACAAAACACCCAAACAAAAAACGATCAAGCTCAAAAAAATATTGAAAACATTACTGCTCCTGTACAAATTATTGGTGCTGAACAGTTAGGTGGAAACATTAAACTTTTGGGTAAGTATTTTGAAGGATTGACTGAGTTACTAAAAAAACTTGATCTTACTACTGAAAAGCCAGAGGAAGAAGATTCTGAAGGCGATGAAACAGATGTTGATAAAAAGAAAAAAGGCAAAAAAAGTAAAAAAGGCAAACAGCGTAAAAGAGGTAAAAAGGGTAAAGCCAAAAAACCTAGATCAACAAAAAAAGCAAAATCAAAAGGTCTTGGAATTGGTGGTAAAGCTCTTGGTATCTTTGCTGCTGGTATGGACATGTTTGATAGACTTGGTGATGGTGAATCTGTCACAGAGGCTGGTGTAGGCGTTGCAGGGAGCGTTGCAGGAGGAATTGCTGGTGCAGAGGCTGGTGCTGCTCTTGGCGCTCTAGGTGGCATTGCAGCGCCTCTCACGGTACCATTAGGTGGTCTTGTTGGTGGTGCCATTGGTTACTTTACTGGTGGAAAGATTGCAGATACCGCATATGATGCTGTTGCAAAGGAATCTCCTGCCGATAAAAATCTTGAAAGGGCTGCTGCTAAAGTATCTGTAGCTCCTGCTACACGTGCACCATCTGATATCAGTAACAATAGTTATTCAAGTCGTTTCGCTACATATCTTAATGATACATTCAACAACGTAAAAAATTATATTACAGGAATTTCTGCTACTTCAATTAATCCCAATGGTAGTGGAGATGAAGATTTTTATGTGGGTGATGGTGCTGGATCGACTGAAAACGCACAAATTGCCATGGATTTCTTTATTTCTAAAGGATGGACAAAAGAACAGGCTGCTGGCCTTGTGGGCAATTTACAACAAGAATCTGGTGCAAATATCAATCCAAATGCAAAAAATAGTATTGGTATGTATGGCATTGCTCAATGGGATAGAAATAGAAGAGCAAAATTCCAAGAAATTTATAAAAAGCCGATATATGGATCATCTCTTCAGGATCAGCTAAACTTTATTGATTGGGAACTTCATAATACTCATAAAAAAGCAAGTCAAAAACTAAAACAATCAACTACTGCTCAACAAGCTTCGGCTGCTGTAGTTAAATGGTATGAAGGCGCAGAAGGACAAGATGATGCTAAAAGAATGGCTAATGCTGTTGCTTTGATGACATCACAGGCCTCTATTGTTGATTCTAGTGAACTAACAGGTGGACAAATGATTAATCCACTTCCCGGTTCTAGAATTAGCAGCGGATTTGGTAGACGAAATTCTCCAAAAAAAGGGGCATCTTCAAACCATGAAGGTATTGATATGGCTGGAAAACCAATCGGTACTCCTGTATTAGCCGCTCAGTCTGGTACAGTAGTAAGGGCTGGAAACGCTGGTGGATATGGTACACTTGTTGAAATTAATCATGGAAATGGACTTTCAACAATGTATGGTCATATGTCTACTCTTCTTGTTAAAACAGGTCAAACTGTTCAAGTTGGCCAACAAATCGGTAAAGTGGGTAACGAAGGAATATCAACAGCACCACATCTACATTTTGAGGTTTTAAAAGAAGGCCAACCTACCAATCCATTAGAATACATTTCTGGACCAAAACAACAAAATGCACAAAAAATATTTAATAATTTTCAGCAATCAGATTTGAATTATTATGATAAGCTTAAAAAACCAAGAAGAAAAAAAGGTGATGGTAGTATATTGATTGTAGCACCTTCTGCACAACAACCTCAAGTTCCATATCAATCATATTTTGGTACACCAACACCAAGACCAAGACAAGAAAATATAGACCCTAGAAGTAATTATATAGCATATCACAATCAGTAAAAAAGAGGGGGGATTTCTCCCCCCTCAGTTAATCAATCATCATCGTCATTCATGCTATTGAAGAATGCAAGATCATCATCATCGTCATCAGTTGCAGCAGCAAAGTTTGGTGCTGGCTTTGACTTGAATGAAGGTTCTGCCTTCTTTGGGGCTTCAACCTCTTCAGAAGTATTCTTCTTAGGGGCAGTAACACCATTTAGGCTAAGAACAAGGTTCAAGCGATCCTGAAGCTGTTCATAGGACTTGAACTTGTCTGGTGTGACCAAATCCTTAAGCGAGTATTCACTATCGTAAATCTCCTTGAGCTTCTTATCATCATCATATAGTGGTGATGGCTTATCAAACTCTGAAAGATCATAGTTTGTGTTACCATCAACTTGGCGAATGCGAAGCTTGAAGTTAGCACCTGTCCATAGATCGAATGGATTGAATGGTTCCATATCTGGGAATGGAGGGAACATAGCATTCTTCAACTTGTCAAAGATTCTTGAACCATAGCGGAAGAGAAAGACCTTGCCTTCATTCTCAGGGTTGGCAGGATCACTTACAACATAGATGTTTGAGTGATAATTAAGCTGGCGCTTCTGCTCACGTGCCTGTGTGCGCTCTGGTCCCTTATCATTCTCTGAAGAATTCCATAGAATGGTATTGTAATCAGAACAAGGATCGGGTAGCTTAATTGTTGATAGACAGTTTTCGATATACCACTGTCCGGTTGGTCCCTTGAACCCATGGGTGAAGATACGTGCCCAAGGATCAGCCTCATCTCCGTCTGCTTCAGGGCTTGGTAGGAAGCGAATGACAGCATAGCCATTCTTGGCCTTATCGGTGGCACAGGACCAGTAGCGTTCGTCCTTGTAGCTAGCCTTTGAATTGAGCTTATTGACTTGCTCAGATAGCTTGTTTAGTGATTCTTGTGATGAACGCTTTAGATTTGCAAATGACATATATTTTCTCCGTATGTTTGCTTGTTTGTTTAACGTATTTTTCGTATTTTAAGTTTGACAGATATCTGTCATTTTTATTTATACTTTTTTTACACAAATCATGTAAAAAAAGTTACTGTTCAGCAAGTATATCTTTGATGATCTTTTTCATCTTAGGCTTATCATATTTGATAAACTCGCTGTATTTCAGACATTTGTCTCTGGTTGTTGGCCATATGATGGTGTCTGAAATCTTCTTATCCCAATAAGGGAAGAAGTTCATTATGTCGTTGAGAATAGTCAGTGTTTCTACACTGATGCTCCCACGACGAAATTGCTTTAAAAGGATTGGATGTTGTCCGTTATTGACAACAAAGTAGCCTTTGAAATCTTCAGAGATTTGGACTAGCTCATTTTGAAAGTTATATGTCAGCGATTGCACTCGGCGCTGCCACTTGACATATCTTTCTTGTGATTCGTCATTGAACAAATCACGTACCCATATATCACTTTCCAGCGAATTTGCAATAAGAAAGTTGAGTAAGTCTGGTTGTTTTGCCAGCTTTTCGAAAAAATATCTATCTTTTCTTCTATTGAAAGAGGCTTCGTCCGCTCTTACTTTACCATTATATCTTACATAACTATAATTAGATTTGGCGAAGTGCCACTTAATCCCCAAGTACATCTTATAAGCTTCAAAACCAGTCATAATATAATCCTATTAGTTAAATAGGAAGCTTAGCAGACCTTGGTAGAAAATGAAGCTCTTCGCCCTCCATTTGTAATGATGACTTCATTCTATAGTTACCAGTGATCATTGCAGCAGCAGTCTCTATCTCAATCTCATTTTTTTCGCAAAAAAACACTACTGCATCAATATATTTCATATTGTGCCTTTTTACTAAAATGTTAATTTCTTTATAGAACTTGTTTGCATTAATGGCTTTGGCTAACTTTATTTCACTCATCAACTATCCTCTATAAAATATATGTGCGCCAATACTGGCAACCTGTGTTAAATTCCATCTAGGATGAACATATTTCGCATGATAAAATAATCCGCCGTGTGTTACATCGTACACTTTATTTAGATAGACACGCTCAGCGGCTGCTCGTGCTCTTCTAAACATATCTGCATCACGGATTTTGTTTTTACCTTGGCAGACCCAAGAAAATTGACATACACCATGGTTTTTCTGTCTAATAACAGCACATGGTGTGTCGGGGAACCTACTATCCTTAGTACGGTTCATAACTACACTCGTAACAGCAATCATGCCTCTTTCAGATTGATTTCCTGCCTCAAAATATGCATTTCGGGCTAGACAATTTATCTGACGTTCTTCATACGGTGTAATTGTTTTGTTGTGTACAGTATTTTGTTCTACTTGTCTAGAACTTTCTACTGTTGGTGATGGTTTTGCAGGAGTTGATATTGCTGCTGCAATAATTGATACCATAATCAAAAATGTAATCACTATGTTTTTTAAAGTATATGTTTTATTTTTTGTTAAGTAAGTCATTTGTATTCTCGTCAAATAATGACTTTGGTACTACTGAAAGCGTTATAGCGTATCTCAACGCCTACTATCAGTAATCTATGAGAAGATACAATGAAAAATAAATTGGTATCTTCTACATCCATCCCTCCATTACTAGGAATGCAAAATCATTAGTGTTTGGTCGGTGTTTATGTTGTTTTTCGCATAAAGTGATTTTATGCTATTTTTGACATAAACGCTTTCTTAGCCACATAAGGACTTGAAGCTGTTGTAATGGTAATGGAGGTAGATTACCTCCTATAGAAATATTTATGTAATAAAAATTTCATACAAGTATATGTATACTACTTTTGTATGAATGTCAACAGATTGTAATGCGGTTCATCGCTATTACGAAACGGTTCATCGATTAAGACAAAACAACTGCCACCACTATTGCGATGGCAGTTGTTCATATCATTTAGATAAGTTCAAAGCCGATAACACTATCAACCTTGAAGTTGCGAACCTTGATTTCCTCTTCAAGACCCTGACCATTGCTCTTACGAGCAGGAATGAAGGGCTTGAGAGCATCATATTCAATGACGTTGTTAGCAGCATCGACATAGATAGGAATGCCGATACGACCTTCCTCAATGCACTTGATGTAAAGCTGACCGTTATTGTCAAGGAGAGCGTTACCAACCATCTGACCATAAGTCATGCTCTTGGCTTCAAAGTTGGCGCTGTTGCCTTCCTTGATGCGCTGCTCATTCACACGATACTGATAGTCATCATTCATCGTCACCTTGATGGTGTTGATCTTGAAAACTTCAGTGTGTGGATTGGGGATGCTCTTGGTTTCAACATCCTTCTTGTTCATCTTGACCGCAGTCTTGGTCTGAAGGATTGCCTTGGTGTTAGGCTTCACGATCTTTGCAAATTCAACAATGTTCATCATAATATATTCTCCGTTCGTTGAGCCTTAATTATACAGGCAAAAGCGATTCGTGTCAACATAAAAAGTGGGGATCAGATTTTTTTTCTGATCCCCATATAATTTTATTCCTTACCGTCGATAAATCCTTTGAGCTTTTTAGCTTCTGCTAAGAGTTCATCTGTTGTAGGATATGTTGGCACTTCAGTTAGAAATGAAGTGTTTTCGTTGATACGTGCCTTTTCGGCTGCGTTTGACCATTCAATATGGAACTTTTCTGATGCTCTTTGCTGAGCAACTTTGATCATCTCCATGCGTAGGAGATATGGGGTATCTTGTGACATAGTATTTCCTTTGTGTATGTGTGTATGTCCGTTGTCTTAGGACTAGGGACAATCTATTTATACACAAAGGAAATTTTACCTACACTTCTGTAGTGCCTTTTCCTTCGCTTCTACAAGCGTATTGAAAGACTTGGACGTACCACCAGCATCAGGGTGATATACCATAGACATTTTACGGAACGCCTTCTCTACGGCGCTACTATCAGTCGTAGGCATCATACCAAGTACATGCCAGATAGATGATCTAGTTTTTTCTACGGTCTTTTCAACAACTGTTTTAGGAAGGTTAAGGCGGTTGATAGAAATATATCTATCAATACTCTTACCATCTTTGGTTGACATGGTAAGAA